CATGCCTGAGCATGCTTTGTATAGCGGAATTGGTTTCAACTCTTTTGATTTGAGCATCTACTTCTGCCATATCAAACATATTCTTCCGTAGTCGGTTGAACATCTCTCTTGGCCAAATAGGGTATTCTGCTTTGTACCTATCAAGTTCTTTAGGGTCTTTAGACTTTTTCTTCTTCTTGCGCTTTACTAGCTCAGATCCAATCGCTCCGATGACATCACAGTTTCCGTCTGCGTCAATGAACGCGTTGTTTGCTCTGTATGCAGGTACGAAGTATCCACAGGTTGTGTCTTCATATCCTTTCTCGTAGATGTTTGGAAACTCGAGCATGTCGAATGTTGCAGGGTCTTGGAAAATGTCTTCCAGACCTTCAATAGATGGCCCTTCCTCTCCACCTGTTCCGAATAGGGAAATCTGTCCAACATAGATGTCTCCATCCTTAATTGAACCCATGGATATACCTAGTGCGGTTTTCAGGTTTTTGAATGAACCTGCTTCTTCGAACACAATCTTCCTTCCCCTCTTACCCCTGGTTTTGTTCGGGTCATCCACAACAACCCCGATTATCTCAGACATCCCACCCCGCTCAACACCAGTGGCATCCATGTAACTGGCTCTCATGTGCAGAGCAGTGTCTTTCTTTTGCCTGTTCTGTTTCCACTCATGTATGTAGTCATTCGTGAAGTCAAGCATCGGCTTAACCTTACTTAGAATACCATCCACAATCAGGTACTGTTCAATGCCGGCAAAATAGTAACTCATTGAGCCGGGTATGAATTTGAAGTTGTAAACCCCATCCTGCGCTTCTTTGTATGAGAAACCTGCACCCCTGGTTTTACCGCAACACATGTGTCGGGCTCCGGGAGAGTGTACCCCCATGAACTCCCCACCGTACCAGGCTATATGTTTGAAGTTGTACCACTCATAGTCTATCTCCCAAAATCTGGGGAAGTCCATGATACGTTCTGCTGTCCTGTTGGCTACTTTCCCTGTCTTCGCTCCACGTCTTTCTTCGAAGGCTTTCAGAGCAATCTTGTCATCAATCTTCATGATTGGTGTGAAGTTCAGATAGTCGTAGTGACGCCCGGGTATCCACAGTCCACCCACACTGTATCCATCTCTGCATCTTGTTTCCTGCAGTTCCCAATACTCGTTGTAGTCACGGCTCCCTATCGGTGCTGTGGTATATCTGCCGCCGTTGGCTTTGAAGTCTCTTGCTGCTTCAGAGAAGTAGGCCGTGTTGACCAGATTGTGAAATCCCATTAGTCTGTTTCCTCCTCTTCCTCTCTGGTTAAACTGTTAAGTAGTTTGCCAACCTCAGCCATAGATGTAACCGGAGCTCTTTCTTCATTCTCTTCGGCCTTACCGGTTGTTTCATTCCATGTCTTATCTCTCTTTCCTTCCTTACCACCCATGGATGCCTTACCACGAATGCTGCCACTGTCAGTAAGTTCTTCATCCACCCGTTTTTTGAATTTCTCTACAGACTCGTACGCATCTCCAAGAGTCTTCAGGTTAGCCAGGTACGCTTTAGTGTCGTAGATTAACTCTCCCTTTTTATCCTGCAGTGTAAAGTCTACACTCTCGAAATATCTATCCAGCTGGTCTAGCGACTTTACCACGGCTTTGTACGTACGCAGGCTTCTCGAGCTATCGTCAAGCATCCGTGTATATTGAGCATGTGCGCTCATAACTGCTGCATCCAGGTCTTTTTCTTTGAGCCCTGCATATCGCATTGCTTCTTCCCTGCGTTCGAACTCGTCCCACTCCCTGAGCGGACTCCCGAAATCACAGTCGAAGTAAATAAAGGTTAACTCTTTGCGTGCTTTCAGTTTCTTATCTCCCCGGTAGTCTCCCTCGGAGCCTCTGTCTCTACGCACCAACTCCTGGAATTCAGGAACCAGCAGTATCCACTCCCTGTCAAGCTCTACTTGAAAGTCTGCACCTATTTTAAACAGTCTCATCTATAGGCATTTTAGCGGTGTCTACGAATTGTTTCACATTGGCCGGCAATGTGTGCAGGTAAGCTTTGTATTGCTGAGACTCGTGCTTCACCTGGAACTTCCCCAGAAATGGGAAGAATACCCCTTCTAATGCACCCTTCTGTATGGTCATTGCGGTGAACTTTGCATAATGGTCTATCATTGCCTCAATAGTGGAATTAGACTGGTCGGTCTCTTCCGCAACTTCATTGATGAGTCTTCTGTTACACTCGATTTCTTGGTATTCTGCAAGCATGTATTAACGGTTTAAGAATGTGAGCATGGCGATTACCTCCCGCTTTCTGTATTCTACGGGAATACGGATGCGCTCAGGTTTTGGGTGTTCTTGTGTTGGGTGTGGGTAATGTATGATGTGCATCTGACCAGGCGTGAACCCCTGGTATTCGAGCATGAACATGTAGATGGATAACTGCAGTGTATAGTGCCAGAAGTTGCAGTCCATGATGTGGCCCAGTGGCGGGTTCATCATTTTGAACTGCCCCGACTTATACTGGTAGGACACCATTTTGATCTCCGCATTGGTTTTGTAGTCTTCTACATCCGCATAACGTACTGATTCTGCTGTCCTTAAAATAACCTTGTCAGACCTACCTGCGCACCTGTAGCCGTGATGCCACAGTTTTCGTTCTGTGTAAACTCCATCAGGTCGTTCGAACCATGGGTAAGTGTCATCGTACCTATCCCCCTGAACAACGAGCTCCTTACCATTTACAATGTCTATCATCCGTGCATTAAGCGCTAACTCGTTGGCATCATGTATTGTGTTCCCTCTTTCAAGGCTGACATCACACTTGTTTTTCCACTCACTCATCCAATACTCGGGTGTACCACCGTTCTTGGCAGCGTACTTCGTAGCTACTGCAACTGCATCAAATTTCTCGTGGAACATACCCACAATCTGTGAGGCTGAGCGGTATCGTATGCCCTCAAGGCTATACTGATGCGCACTATCTTCATACTCAACAACAATATTCTTTGAAATATCCATAAATGGTAAGCTATACTCTAATCTAAGGGATGTATGCTTAATAGATACAGCTGGGGATAATTATAACAGCTTAACAGCACATTCGTAGTTCATGCAGAGTTGTTCAACCATCTCCTCTCTGTCTTTCCATACGAACATCGGCTTCTTTGTTTTGCTGTTGACAGCAACAAGCCTATCTTCCAGAATGCTCACTAACAGTAGGGTTCCGCCTGAGACCCAATTCACATTGTGCCCCGTGTCTTCAAGGCATTCAAAGTTCACTTTGTAGCAGTTGTTACGGACATCATGTGATACCAGGATGTTACGAATAAGATCCATACTGTATAGTTTAGACCTTAAATGTAGGTACATCCCTACACTATCCCGCTTTTATCCCCAACTATTTACCTTTTTCCACTGTAATACGGGGTATTCCCCGGTTACTGTGTGAGCTTACACTTGCTGCATTCGTGGTAATACAGGTCTGCCGTCTCACCGGTTCCCTTCTTACGCTTCCAGTCGTGCACGCAAGTAAGATGCTTCCACATGACTACCAGCTTCTCTTTAAATTGTTCGTATAGACTCATCGAATGTACTTTGAGTTAAACTGTTTAACTGCAGACTTCTTCTTTCGTCTGTATGCCTTGTAAGACTTAACGTAGGGTAACTGTTTCTCAAACTCATGTTTTAAGGCTTTGTTAAGCATCTCTATCGCTTTGGGGCTCATAAACATTGATAAGTTTACTTCCCTGTCTGAGTGTGCTTCAGCCAAAGCTGCAGTGATACTTCCCCTGGTTACTTCTATAGGCTTACGCATCGTGTAACAGCTTTAACTGCATACATCTGTGCTGTCTCGAGGTGAGTTTTAGCTATAGCTACTAATCTCCATACGTCTTGTCGGACATCTACGGCTCCTATTTGCCTGTCAATCTCATCATACGCATCAGCAAATACCTGTTTAATAGCTGCTACGTCCTCACGAGAGCCTGGATTGAATGTTACGGACATAACTTCTTGACCTCGTGTAGGAACTTTTGTTGTTTGAGCCTTAGGAAGGAATCCACGAAGGCTGTGTACTGTCTGGCGGAAGATGTAATCCTTGGCACGCTGCGCTTCAGGTAACTCACTGTATGCGCAAAAGCATGGGTGTTCTTTAGTCTCTGCATTTTTAACCGGGCCGTACTTCCAACCTTCCTCTGTTTTTACCTGTAACCAGCTAGTATGGCTTGCCTCTGGGGTAGCATCTGGGTTATCCAGATGAAATACCACCCCAAGTACTGCAGACCTTTTCTGCCACTCAGGAGCTTCATCCCAATCTACCTGTGAGGTATCACCGATTGATTCACAATAGGCTTTGTTTAATTCGTGTGCTACGCGTGCAATTTGTTGTTCTGTCATCTGTATAGATTAAAGGTTTATGAATTTGTAAGATTCAAGCGGGTAACCTACGGCCGGAGTATCGAAAGCAGGATTACGTTGGAAATGCAGCTCAAATGCCTCGATTTTAACCGTGTCCCACAGTTCTGGGCGAGCTAATCTATCTGCTTCCA